CTTTCTGCTTGCTGTGTTTTTTCTGTAGTATTCTTTCCAACTATCTTAGTTCTAACTGGACCTTGAGCTGGAAACATTTCTGATATAGCTTGAGATTGAAACTTGATTACTGCTTCAGACATCATTGGATGGAATACACCACAAGCACCTGCCCACGGCTCTGTTCTATCTTCAAACTTTAATCCAAGTTGATCTAAACCTTTTGTATAAGTTTCTTCCCAATCTGCTCTACTTTCTTTATCACCTGTATAAGCTTCTATTAATTCTTTGCCTAAAGAATTTAGCTCGTTGTCATCTATTAATTCAGCTAAGTTACTATCGAAAGATGATTCCATCATATCTGGAGCATTAGGATCAAAATCTATAATTACACCGCCATCTTCTGTTTCGATAGATACAGACTCAGGATTCTCAATCGCTATTGAGATTTCTTCCTCTTCTCCTTGCTCTATTGTGCCATCTACAGGAGTAGCTGGTTTTCTCTCTATAGCCATATTTAATCCTAGTGTATTGTTTTGTATTTGGTGTCTATATCGTAATAGAAGTCTTGTAATGTAAATGCCATGTGTAGTTCATCTACAAAATCATCTAAAGATGTAACATCTTCATCTACAATATCAGTAAGTATTCCAGAAACAGTCAATCCATGAAACTTAGCTACTTGTCTTGCCATTGTCCAAGACAAAGCATGAATGTTTGGTCCTGCGTATTCAACACCATCTTCTTCATAAGTTGTTAAAAATATCTTCATCAATAGTATGCCGCTATCCTATTATGCTCTAAAGGCTCATCTTCCTCGTCTGAATTAATAGGAATAAAGCCACCTTGCCTAAATCTTAACAAAGCTTGCGTAGTGCTATCAACTAAATCGTCATGTTCCATGTTTGGAAAACCAGCAAATTCTTCAATAACTTCTTCTGCCCATCTAGTAGCAGGAGCATATACAACTCCTGAAGCAAACAAATCTGATACTGCATTTACTCTTGATATCTTGTCGTTACCACGACTAGGTGTGTATTCTTGAACAGGTATTCCCATTTGCCTTAACTCAAATATCAATGGCATACCTGCGGCTTTGGCTTCCACAATAAAAGCATCCGGTCTGTATTCGTTATACATTTCTAACGCTTTCTTTTTTAACTGTGGAAACTCCAACCTTTCTTTGTAAGCATCCAGTAGTATTAAGTGGGGTACTACTAAACCTTCCTGCACATCTTCTTTGTAAAAGACTCCCCATGTAGTACAAGCAGAATAGTCAGCTCTTTGTGTTTTAAGGAAAGCTGTATCCCAGCTTTGTATAATAAATTCACAATGAGGTGGGTGTGCGCTTTCCCAAGACTGCCACCACTCACGCTTAACTAATGCGCCTTCTTCTGAGGTGGGGTCTTGTTGATACTGAGCCATCCACTTACTATTGGGTAGTTCAGCTCTTAATGCTTCAAGTTCTTCCATTTTCCAGAACTCTGCCCAAAGAGGTTTCCCTGATGGCATGATTGCAGGAAGTTCTATGACTTCCCATTCATCTGCACCGCCACGCTTTATGCTTGCATCTACTACCTGACCTGTTAGGTCTTTGTTATGCCATCGTGTCATTACCATGACGATTGAACCATTAGGCTGTAAACGCTGACGAGGACCAGATGTGTACCACTCATATGTTCGGTTGAAAACATTAATATCCGCGCTTGCGCCTTCTTGTTCCGAGTGGGGGTCATCGATAATAAGAAGGTCAGCACCTTTACCTGTTACTGCACCGCCAACACCGATAGCGAAATACTCGCCACCTTTGTTCGTGTTCCATCTACCTGCCGCCTTGCTATCCGATTGCAAACTGACATCAGGGAAAATATCTTTAAAATCTTTACTACCTACTAAGTTTCTTACCTTCCTACCAAAACCTACAGCCAGTTCTGCTGTGTGAGCAGTCTGGATTATCTTCTTTTCAGGAAACTGTCCTAAAAACCACGCAGGTAACAGGTAAGAGGCGAACTCACTCTTGGTATGTCTAGGTGGCATATTGATAATTAAACGCTTCAGATCGCCTCTAGCGACTCTCTCGAAGGCATCCGCCATAATCTCGTGGTGTTTCCCATGAATAAAAGCCGCCCACATCTCTTTTACGAAAGGCATAAACTCTTTCTGCGCTTTTTCTGCACGAATAGCTGTATCAAGCTCACCAATCATCTTGGCGAACTCCTGTTGATACTTAGGGGGTAAATTTTTTATCTTTTTTAAGACAGATTTATTCATAGGTTGTATATACTTAGTATGTTTACTTAGCATATACCAAATAAAAATCATTACTTAGTAACTTTACTTAGTAAGTTTACTAAGTATTTGTAGATACTCAGCATATACTACTAGCAAGATTATACCAAATTACCTACCCTTCACAAAAATTGCAAGAAAAATTTGAAATAATTTAGGAATCCTACCCTTTTCCTAGAAAAAAAATATATTTTGCGCAAAAAAGCTAGCAATTTGCAATATATAATAGGGGGGGGTATGAAAATAGGTAATCGAATGAGCAAATCACTGTGTGTGTGTGCCGTGCAAGTACCCTTGCGCTGTATTGGGGGGTGGGGTAGTCGCCAAAATCCCAGATAAAAAATCTTAATGGGGTGGTTGTCGTGCTAGTCCTCTGTGCCTGTGATCAGGCTCTCAATATCTGGATTCGATTCGAGCAATTCCTCCAGTTTATTTTCGATGTCAGTCATCACATCCTCAGATGATCGTGCCGAGGTCTGCTCGATCTTATCGGTAAACATGGCGCACGATCTCCCAAGCAATTCCAGACTGCGAACTCGGCTAGAATCTGAGCCAGTTTTGCTTTCCTCATACAGCCTCTCTATGACATAGGCTCTCGTCCGAGCGGTAGATGCTAGTGACACTTCCTCTCTGCGCTGTAGGCGAGTCTTTATAGCTAGGGTAATGCTTGGTGTGCAATGGAGAATTGATGCGTCCTTAGAAACCCATTTGGGAATACTTCCGTCTTGGTTCATCTTCACATCGTATGCATTGCAGTAAGCCTGTTTGATGCCTGAGAACTTCTCTGGGATATCGCACACATTCTTAACGAACTGTTTCTGCTTGTAGGTTAATTCCTTCTTCCCTACCAATTTCAAATCTGGGTCTTTCTTCTTGGTCATGTTTGCCTCATTTCAGTTGATCATTTTTTGTACAGTAAATCTGCGGAGATTAGATCGATTAGCGCAGATCATAGAAAATATTTTACTGGTCTATATTCTTTCTGCAATGCTCGCATACTGCAAGCAGTAAGGCATACAGAGGATATTGGATGTTTAGGGTAAGTTTAATGTGCGAAAGATGTTGATATATTTTTATTTTTTCTCCAAAGTTTACCCATGTCCGCAACGGTTGGGTGGACACATCGGAAGGACTCCAAGCAACAAAGAGCCTGATGAGAAAAAGCAAACGGACGGGGTGAGAGGATGAAGCAAGGATGCATTAGAGATTCCACCAACAATCAGATAGCGACACCTGTGTATCGGAAAGCATTAAGGTTCGTCATGATTCTGATTGAGCATGAATCGGATGGGTCAAACAATATCCCTTCTGGTTCATCGCTGACTCCCTCCAGAGTCTATGAATTAACATACTGATGAGTGACCAATCAGATTCAATGGTCACAAGAAATTTTGGAGGAAACATGATCAAAGAATACATGGACATTTTTTACACAGTACCGAGTCAAGAACTTCACATTAGATATTGGAATTTCCAATCATTCATCGAGGATGGTGTGATGTGTGATTCAGCCAGACAGGACTACATTGCAAAATGCAAAGCAATCAAAAATATACTGGTTGATCGCAAAGCATGGTGATTAACTCAATCCCATTCTACGGAGTGGGATTTATGATAATCATTTTGATTATTAGGTGATCGATTATTTACTGGTCGATCTTTTGTTTATGGTTTCAATTCTTTTGGAGGAAATATTATGAAATCAGGAAAATTAAGTATGACAGGAACGCCTGACGAAGTAAGGCGATGTGTGTTACAGGTTCTCAAGACTACTGACCAGAAAGGTCGGACTCATACTCCGATGATTCTCGGTAGTAGTGGTCTGGGTAAATCAACAATCACAGAGAGTGTGGCTCGTCAGATCGCTGATGACAATGGACTCAAATTTGTCGAGGATAGCATTGCGCCATCTGCTGATGAGTTTGGCTACATGGAATTTCGATCTGGGTTGTATGAGTCAATCGATTTCTCAGGATTGCCTTACATCGAACAGGGTGTCCAAAAACGAGCCTTCCTCGGTAACCTTCCAACAGGTGGCAGAGGTTTGCTTTTCTTGGATGAGTTTGCTCAAGCACCAAGTAGTGTCCAAACTGTCTTATCTCAGTTGATATACGAGAAAAGAATTGGCGATTACACTTTGCCCGAAGGTTGGATGATTTGTGTTGCGGGTAACCGAGCAATCGATAGAGCGGGGTCGAATAAGATCACGACAAACAATACTACCAGAGTGTGGAATTGTACTATCGAGTCTGACACCGAGAACTGGTTGCAATGGGCGAGTCAAAACGATGTTCATCAGGATGTGATTTCTTACATCGGATATCGTCAGGATTCACTTAACCTTTTCGATGCGAAAGAAATCGGTGCGCAAGCCGTTCCCAGAACATGGGTAATGGTCAGCGATATGCTCAAGACTAACCCAGACAAAAGTTTGTATGATTTACTTTTCTCTGGATACATTGGCGAAGAGCAAGCAATCGAGTTTGGTAATTTCATCGCTCTTAAAGATGATGTGCCTGACTTGGGCGATATCTTATCTGGCAAGAAAGTTGAAGTGCCAGATTCGGTTGGGGTTTGCTATGCGACAATCTGTGCATTGCTCGGTGCAATGTCTGAGGCGAAAGATGAAGTGATACATGATTACTTCAAAAACGCTGTGGCATATGTCGAAGGGTTTCCTACACCTGAGTTTGCGATCATGTTCGTAAGACAGATCACAAGCAAGCGTGAGGAATTGAGAGAGTCTAAAACATTCGTGGACTTCAAGGTTGCGAATCAGGACTTGGAACTTTAACTAATCGGAGAGGGCGGAAAGAATATTTACCAGTTAATAATATTTTTTCTGCCCTTACTCCATAACTGATAGCAGAGTGTGGCTCTGCCTGATGATTGCAAGAGCATGAAATCAGTTTTTTAAATCTCATATCTATTGGAGGATATTATGAGCGATAAAACATTACTTAGCGAAAACGCTGTTAAGTGTCGTTTAACTACCAAGCATTGGTCTGGTATTAAAGTGGATAAACATCAGAAGAAAAAGTTGGCTGATATGAACAAGGCTAACGCAGATTTTCTGAATGTTCAGAAATACTTGGTCGGTAAAAAATCTGCTGATTATTTCAGAAAGATCATCAACAAATTTCGTAATGATCATTATTTCCCCGCAACATTTCCGTGGGGTGATAAGACAACAGATTACAATTCAGGTAAGCAAAAAACTGAATGGAGGTTGATACCGATCACTAAACTAGATCAGTTGATGGACATGGTTGAGATAGGCAAAAAGCAATTCGATAAAGAGGTGGACTCATTCTGTGAGCGATACCCTAGACTTATCGAGGATGCTAGAGTGCAATTAGGCGATACCTTCAAAAGGCGAGATTATCCAAGTGTCAATCAGATTCGTGAAAAATTTTATTTCGATTTCGAGATAGAGGCTGTCACAGAATATGAATCGACAACAGATATTCGTCTTAACTGTTCCGAGGCTCTCAAAAAGAGAATCGAGGCAGATGCGAAGAAACGAGTGACCAACAATGTCAATGCTGTGATGAAAGAAGTTGTATCAGGATTGCTTACTCAGGTTGATGAACTAGCTGAAAAGCTAGTCACATATGACCCAAAAAACAAGCAAAAGAATTTTTTCAAAGATGCTAGTTTTAATAATTTGAAAAAGATTCTTGATAACTTGCCTTCAATCAACAATGACCTTTTGGGTGGTGATGCTGATATCAAATCAGCACATCAAAATCTTGTTGCTTTATTTGCGAAGTTGGGCGATGTAGATGAGTTGCGAAAATCAGATGCGGAGGCTGACAGCAAACGCAAGAAGGTCGCGAAGGACTTAGCTGATTCGGTTGACGATCTGAAAGGTTCGTTTCTCGATAAGGCTATGAAGTAAACAATGTGATGGGGTCTGGAATATTTATTTACCAGTAAATATTCTTTGACCCCAATACTTCAAACTGATCAACAGGTGTGTGCCTGTTCTGATGATGACTGTTAGGTCGAAATCAGTTTTTTAATGACTTTAATTTTTGGAGGATTATTATGAGTCAAATTATTGAAAAAGCTATTGCGAGAGCAAAGCACATTTCAAATGGCGATGCTTATGCCAAGTTGATAAAAGCACGAGCCAAACTTATGAAGGGTCATGTTGGCATGGCTAGTATCTTACTTGCTGTCGAGTTTGTCGAGGACAATGAGAGATGCAAAACTATGGCTACCGATGGCAAACGAATTTTTTTCAATTCGGAATTTGTCTTGTCAACACCTATGGCTAAGTTGATGGGTGTTATCATTCACGAAGGTGCGCATATCATCTTTCTGCATATCTTCAGACGAGGTAATCGTGATCACAAACTCTGGAATTACGCTACTGACTATGTAATCAATATCTGGTTGCGTGATCATGGCTATGATTTACCAGAGGGTGGTCTTATCGATGCCAAGTATCGTGATATGTCTGCTGAGTTGGTTTATCGTGAATTGACTTCATCTGACGAGGCATTGCAAAACGCAGTCGATCAGATCAATGAAGGCAATGATCAGCAAGATGGCGATCAAGACTCTGGGCAAGGTTCTGGTGACTCTGACGAGTCTGGCGATTCAGATCAGGATGGTTCTGGTTTGAGTGGTTCGGGTGGTTCTGGTTCATCGGATGAATCAGGTTCAGATTGCCAGAAGTGTGAAGATGCAAAATCTAGTGGCAATGATTCATGGGGTTTATGTGATGACTGCTACGAAGATGGCAAAGGATCACAGACTAGTAAATATTCTAATTTACCTGACCCTGTACTGGGTGGCGAAGTCTGGGATGCTCAAGACGAAGATGGCAATGTCCTTGATCAAAATGAAATGGCAAAACTTTCTAATGAGATCATCAAGAGAGTATCTATGGCTGAGAAGATGGAAAAAGCTATGGGTTCTGGTTCTACTGGTGGTTTCTCAGAGGTTCAGGAAGTCACTTCTGCCGATGTCGATTGGTTGGAATTGTTTCAAGATTTATTGATGGAAACAAAGTCTACCGATACTACTTGGAGCAGACTCAATCGCAGACATCAATTCAGAGGTATCAATTTGCCATCGCAAGACAAAGACCCACAGGGTGGTTGTCTGGCAGTTGCTATCGATACTTCTGGTTCAGTATCTCAGAGCGAGTTGAATGTATTCGCTACTGAGATTCAGAACATCGCTGTTGAGTGTGGTCTTGATCGTATCATGGTGTGCTACTGTGACACTATGGTTCACAAGAACTCTGATGGCGAATGGTGGGATATCTACGAACTCGATCATGAGGAACTTGATCTCAAGATTCGAGGTGGTGGTGGAACTTGTTTTGACCCGCCTTTCAATCTCTTCAACAAGCATACTGATGACACAGACGATGTAGTTGCATTTGCATACTTCACCGATGGTTGGGGTAGTGCTAGTGAAGATGTTGAGCCAGATGTTCCTGTGTTCTGGATGCTGACTGAGAAGTCATCATATTCTGATCAGTTGCCTTTTGGCGAGCAGATATATGTTGACCCATCATCGCTCAGATAGTTGTTGTTAACTCATGCCCTCTTCCTTCTGGGGGAGGGCATTATGATAACAATCGTTATCGATTCTTTTAATTAAACTTTGGAGGAAATAGTTATGCGTGATTTAATCACCGAAACAATAAGCACAATCAATAGTGCAATAAACAATATCTATACAAAGATAGACTTGGCAAATCCCTCTGGCTCATTTGAGGAAAGGGAACTTGTTGAAAGGTTCAATGAACTTGTGAAGATTGAACAATATCTGATAGATATATTACATCCTAATCGACATGATGATTACGATATACCTGAACCAAAATTTCTTAAATATAACATCAATGGATATGAGCAACATCTGATGGGCATTTGCCAAGATGTTAAGAATGTGGATTTGGGAATAGTAGAAGAAGATTATGAGAGAAGTGATCATCTTAAAACTATGGTGATGATTCAGGATATAAAAGAGTCTGGTTTTTAGGACTGAGTTTTTCCTCCCAGCATTGACTGCTGGGGGGAAATATTTACTGGTCAATGTTCTTTTCTGGGGTTCGAGTGTTTAGCTGTATGTATCAAAACGATGGTGCATACAGGTAGTCATTCTGATTACCAAATTTGATGGCAATCTGCTATCATATTTCTTTAGTAATAACCTTTTGGAGGAAAGAAAAATATGAGCAATAAAACATTCCAACATTTAGAAGATGATCTGTCTTTTTTCTTTGAAGAATTAAATCTTTTGAGAGAAAGTGGCTCAATGAATATGTTTGGTGCGACAAGATGGTTAAGAGATAATCACGAACTATCAAAAGCAGAATCAAGCTATGTATTTAATGAGTGGACAAAACATGGATGGCTATATAGGGGGGATTCGTAATGGCAATGAATAATTATGTGTTACAAAAAATAATTTATGCCTATCAAAATGGAGGTGCTGATTTGAATTATCCTCTCTATATTAATGCTGATAAATTAGGTGAAGAGATGCCAAAAAAAGATTTGGTTCGTCATTTGAAATTTCTAAGTAATTCTATTCAGCAGTCAGCAAAATTTTATGTCGATCTTTCAGGCGATAGACTTACTCAAAATGAATTTGTAAATTGTCTGTCTGACATTAAATTTTACTTGCCTTATCCATCAACATTTATTCAATTCAAACATGAAGATGTTCTTGTCAATGTTTTGTTTACTGAGACTGGCACAGATAATGGTATAGATTGGAAAGACCTTGAGCCAAGTGATTATTGTACTGAAGTTATTTTGTCTGATCTTAGTGGTAATGAAATGTCATACGATAGATGTATGTATCATCATCGTGGTATTAGCCTTGATTTTGATGGTGAAGATGGTCGATTCAAAATGGAAACAAACATACATGGAATCGGTTCTCGTTTCGTGGTAGATGATTCTTCTCTTGAACAGTATGGAGGCACAAAAAAAATGCAGTTACATTTTATTGAGCAAGTTATGAGAAGTTATCTAGATTTTTTAATAATGCTAAATTACCCTGAGATCACAGACTCTGACGAAGTGTTAGGCAGACCCAACAATCTGGTTGGTCATGTTCCT